TTTTGTCCTCAGGACGATATGTTGTTTTATGCATGGGTTTCCGCTACTCAGAAACTTAGCGTGGGCAATATGGACTACATTAAATATCATCTTGAGTATAATGACCGAATCAAATATTTCTTTGGAGCAATGAAAGGGAATAAATGGACAGAGGAGGATATTGAATTAAAAAATGGATGCAAACTCATCTCAAAGTCAAACGTCGCGGGCATTAGAGGTGGAGCGAAACTCCACAAACGGTACGACCTCATATGTCTTGACGACTTCGAGCACGAACAAAACACTATCACGGTTGAAGCTAGAGCTAAGAATGCTAATCTGGTCACTGCTGTTGTATATCCCGCTCTTGAGCCTCATACTGGCAGGCTCCGTGTTAATGGTACTCCTGTTCATTATGATTCCTTTATCAACAATCTTATCGTCAATCATGCTCGTAGTCAGAAGAAAAAAGAAAAGTTTGCTTGGAAGGTAGTGACATATAAAGCCATACTACCGACAGGTAGTGTGCTTTGGCCTTCCTTCTTTCCATCAAGTAAGCTCGAAGAGAAAAAGAAGTTCTATCGAGATTCAGGTCAGCCTGCAAAATTCTTTCAAGAGTACATGATGGAAGTTCAGTCAGAAGAAGATTCTGTATGGAGAAGACAACACGTTAAATACTGGGAAGGTTACTATGAGCATGAAGAAGGCGTTAACTATATCGTACAAGACGGAGAAAAGAGACCTATCAATACATTTATCGGTTGTGACCCTGCTACTGACATTGATACTAAAGAATCTGATTTTAGTGTCATTATGGTTGTGGGTGTGGATACAGATAATGGACTATTCGTTCTCGAATATGAAAGGCATAGAAGTATTCCAACTATAGGAGCTAAAGGAATGGATGGGGAACTTCTTGAGAAGAAAGGCGTTGTCGACTATATCATTGAACTCTATAATAAGTATCATTGTACCTCAGCTACTGTAGAGGATGTGGCTATGAACCGTTCTATATTTCAAGCATTGAATGATGAAAGGAGGCGGATAAATCGCTTCGATATAGCTGTAATACCTGAAAAACCAGGTGGAACTCAGAAAAGAAACAGGATTTATAGTGGTTTAAGTGGCAGATTTAGCATGGCAACTGTAAATTTGAGAGAGAATATGTTTGATTTGGTGAACGAAATCCTTACTTTCGGCCCCAGAATGGCTCATGACGACACCATAGAATCGCTTTATTATGCAAATGTGCATGCTTTTCCCCCTAATTACTCTAAGAATAAAGAAAAGAAGTGGTACAAGCCAAAACGTAAGGCTAAACCCTGGATAGTAGCCTAATGGGACAAAAAAGAAAAATGAGTAGAGGTGAGGTTCTTGCTATGCAAGGGATAATGAAGAATCTTGGTTTTTATTTAGGGGAAACAGGCCCTTTAGGAAACGGTGTTGATGGTGATTGGGGGCCTTTAAGTAAATCCGCTTCTACTAAGTTAGACTCTTTGCTTAAAGAAGGTTATTCCGACCAGGAGATATTTCAGCACAACATTTCTGATGGAAAACGTAGAGAATACGAAGAAGAACATGCTAGAATGTGGGAACATGCTAGAATGTGGAAAAAAGTTAAGAAAGAAGAAAGTAAGTCTGATACACTAGACCTATCTGGGGGATATAGCAAATCTGGGAAGACAGGTCGTCAATACTAATGCCTCGTTTTAGTAAAAAAAGTAGAGGGAAGCTGGAAACCTGTGATGAAGACTTACAGGAGGTATTTAATATTGCTATTAGGTATTTTGACTGCACAATACTGGAGGGTTTTCGAGGAAAGGGTAAGCAAAATGAAGCTTATAAAAAGGGGAACTCTAAGCTCAAGTTCCCTATGGGTAAACACAATAAAGTTCCGAGCATTGCAGTTGATGCGATACCTTATCCGATTGATTGGGAAGATAGAGAAAGAATGAGTTATTTTGCAGGTTTTGTTTTAGGAATAGCAAGAATGAAAGGTATAGTTCTTCGATGGGGCGGCGACTGGGATATGGATTTTAAAACTAAAGACAATAAGTTCGATGATTTAGTTCACTTCGAGATTAGGAAGCCTTGAGTGAATTTTTATGTTCAGAATGTGGAGCATGTTGCAGAATTGCTGGAGAACATGGTTTTATGCCACAAAGAGGAGATGGCGCATGTTTGTATTTAACGGAGGACAATCTCTGCGAGATTTATGATACAAGGCCTGAATTGTGTAATGTTAAAACAATGTACAATAAAAAGATGGAAGAAGGTAAATTATCTCCAGAAATTACTGAGATAGATTATTATATGATGTCAACAGCACTATGTCATGAAATGATAGACATATACAAGATGGATGATAAGTATAAAATAGATTTGGAGGACTATAAAAGAGAATGGCAAGAAAAAGCAACAAAATAAAGGCTCAAGAGAACCACCAACTCTGGAATAAGTCTAATACTGCTCAGAGAGGGAAATGGCAGTTTGTTGCTCAAAGAGGGTATGACTTCTACTTAAACGAACAACTCACTACCGAAGAGCATGATGGATTAAGAGAATCTGGTATGCCTGACTTTATTATCAATAGGATTACTCCAATTATTGAGATAATGAAGTATTTCGTTACTTCTAATAATCCTAGATGGAAAGCGGTTGGAGCTGAGGGTTCTGATACTGATGTTGCTCAGGTTCATTCAGAGATATCTGATTATTGTTGGTATCTATCTAATGGTAAATCCCTCTATTCACAGGTTATTCTTGATGCTTTGACTAAGGGAATCGGGTATTTTCATGTTGATGTTGACCCAGATGAAGACCAGGGAAGAGGTGAAGTAAGATTTAAGAGAATAGACCCATTTGATGTCTTTGTTGACCCAGTTTCAAGAGATTTCCTATTTAGGGATGCTGGGTTTATTACCGTGAGAAAGGTATTGTCCAAGGCTCAATTAAAGCTATTACTCCCAGATTATGCGGCTAAAATAGAAAAAGCTACTGGGTCTGTTAGTGTTTCATCATATTCCGAGGCAGATTTTAGAGATAGGGATAGTATTATCGCAGAGGATATAGGTGGAACATTTAAAACGTCAGGAGAAGATGAGGACTTAATATCCTTTTACGAGTGTTACAAGAAAATTAAGATTCCCTTTTATGCTGTACTGATAAAAGCTATACCAACTAAAGAAGAGACAGCTGAAGCCCGTGAGCTTCTAACTGTAGAGATGAAAGAGTTTGAACAAGAGGTTCAGGTTTCATTACAGGAAAAGGCGGCATCAATTCAACAAGCTGTTGCATCTGGGGAAATGATTCAAGAAAGAGGTTCTCTTGAGATACAAAAGGCTGAAAGAGAAGCTAAAGAAGCAATAGAGAAACAAAGACAGGTTATACAGTCTCAGGTACAAGAGAAACTAGAAAGAGTTGAAAGAAAGGTAATCTCTAAAAAAGAATTTGAAATCTTTACAAAGAATCCAGAGATTAGAAAAAGAATAGTATCTGCTACTCCATTTAATCAGACTAAGATACAATTAACCTGTAGTTGTGGTGAGGAAACATTTCTTTATGAATATGTCCTTCCATTTGCAGAGTATCCTATAATTCCTGTTCCATACACATACACAGGAACTCCATATCCAATGTCTGCGGTTGTTCCGTTGATAGGTAAACAACAGGAAATCAATAAAGCTCATCAGATTATGATTCATAATGCAAACCTTGCTTCTAATCTAAGATGGCTTTACGAGGAAGGTTCTATCCCAGAGGATGAGTGGGAACAGTATTCTTCTTCTGCGGGTGCTCTTCTTAAGTACCGACAAGGTTTTACTCCACCAACTCCAGTTCAACCTGCAGCTATTAATAATGCTTTTTACTCAATTACTCAAGAAGGGAAACAGGATGTAGAATACATTAGTGGTATTTATTCTTCTATGATGGGTAATACCCAAGCTCAGCCTGAGACTTATAGAGGTCTCTTGGCTAATGATGAATATGGTACTCGAAGAATTAGAGCATGGATGAATAGCATTGTTGAACCTTGTCTTGAGCATCTTGGTAAATGTTTTAAAGAGGTTGCTCAGCAGACTTATTCTACTAATAAAGTTTTTAGAATTGTTCAACCTGAGGCTGGACAGGGTGAAGATAATATGGATGAAAAACAGGTAGAAATTAATATCCCAATCTATAATGATTACGGAAAAGCTATTGGCAAGTGGATGGATTATGAATCAGCTAGGTTTGATGTTAGAATGATAGCTGGAGCTACTCTTCCTGTTAATAGATGGGCTTTGTTAGAGGAATATTTTAGGTGGTTCCAGGCTGGTCTAATAGATGATATAGCCATGTTGGCTGAAACAGATATTCGAGGAAAGAAGTCTGTAGCACAAAGAAAATCAGTATATGCCCAATTATCTTCACAGGTTGAGCAAATGGAAGAAGCATTAAAAGATAGAGAGGGAACTATTGAAACTCTGGAACGTCAACTAGTGCAGGCTGGTATAAAGATGAAGGTACAGCAGGCTGAAGGAGAGATAAGAAAAGATGTTGTAGACACAGAAGCCCAGCAGAAGACTTTGAGAGGTCTAATGCAAGGTGAGTTTCAGAACATGAAAAAGGACATGGCAAGAGCTGTCCAGTCGACCAAAGAAACAGAAAAATAGTCTTGTAAAGAATACGTACAGATGATTAAATTTATCTCAATGCAAAAAGGAGCATAAAATGGCAGATGCACAAGTAGGCAACACTCAACAAGAGTCCCCTGACGTAGACATCTTAGATATTAAAGATTCAGTCAGTTCCGTGGACGACTCAGCAGCATTTTTTGATGCTCTAGATAAGTCCGCTAATGGAATTGTATATGACGAACCATCACAGATAACCTCTGACGAGGCGACTAATAACACAGTTGCTATGAGCCCTGATGAAGGTACTGCGGTAGAGCCGACCAATAACACGGATACGGAAGTACTGCAAAATCGGTATTCTGCTTCAAGTAGAGAAGCCAAGAGATTAAATTCTCGACTAGGCGAACTTGAACCTTATATGCCGATATTAGACGC